GGCCGGATATAAAAAAAGAGGTGGAACACTTCGCAGGGCAGTTAGTTCAATGAGCAGAACGCAACAGGTAATGAACGACGGATTCAGAATGATTGTAGATGTTCCTTATGCAAGTTATTTGAATGACGGGACAAGCAAAATGCCACAACGTCAATTCATTGGTCAGACCCGCGAATTAACGTTAATGCAGGAACAAAAGATAAACGAAATAATCACACGAATATTTATCTGATCATGGAAACGAATCAATTTAATAATCTAAGGAATGCAGTTGATGAATTGAAAGTGGCAATACTTGAATCTATGAAGCCGGTTATTATCCCTGTTTTAAGTTTTATTAATAAACTATTCTATGGCCGGAATTAAAGCTCCGTTAACTGATATTCTTTCAAAACTTGCAGCGATTCAGGTTTTAAATTTGGACCATCAAACAGTTGACCTATATACCCGAATTTGGAACAATCAAGTTCGTGGGATAGAGAATGGGGAAACTTATTCATGCCCTACGCCTGCCGCGTTTGTTGAGTTTGTTACTCCGGTCACTTTTGAGCAAATGGGTCAAGGTTTTTTAAATGCTGATTTGGGTGTAAAAATCCATTTGGTCCACGTATTCTATAACGAAGAGGGGACATTTGAACAGGATTTGGATATATTCGATTTGAGAGATAAGATCATTTCCGAAATGTCGGCTTATTGTCCAACCGGATGTGGCCCGTTAAATGTAATTAATGAATCACAGGATTACGATCATACAAACGTTTATCATTACATTATCGAATTTATTTGTAACTTTGTTGATAGTACAGCAAGCAAAGCAGAAAGAACAGGAATGTATGAAGAAATCACACCGGATTTAGATGCAAATGTAATTAATGGTGGTGTACCATCAGAACTATTGCCCGAAGATGACTATTTTATAATTAATCAAAACAATACCCATAAATGAGCAGATCAGTTTCAGATATTCAACAGCAAGTAGTTACTCAATTAGTGGCTAATCTTGCAACGATAGGGATAACAGTAGACCCGAATCAATGGAGTAAGCGGAACATGTTGAGAATGATTTGCTTTACTTTTGCCGTTTGTGCTGCATACATCGAACAGTTAATGGATGCTTTGAAATTGTCAATTGAAACAACTGCCAGCCAATCAGCCGCAGCTTCGTCCCTTTGGATTCAATCTCAAATGTTTGCTTTTCAATTTTCGCTGTTAGATCCCCAAATATTGCAATTAATAAACACCATTCCGCAATATCCATTTATTGACACTAAATTAAGGATAATTACAGCGTGTTCAGTAACGTCAACGGCGCCAAATGTTGTCACTATTAAGGTTGCCAAAGAAAGTCCATTTGTGGCATTGACAGATATTGAGAAAGCAGCGGCTCAGGGATATATTAATCAGAAAGGAACAGCCGGAATAAATTACACGGTCGAATCAAAGAACTCTGACAAGATTTACATTAATGCAAATATCTATTATCAAGGTCAATATTCAGTAGTAATCAAAACGGATGTAATCGCGACCATTAATTCATTTCTGCAAAACCTTTCGATAACCAATTTTAATGGCAGTCTTAAAATGACCGATTTAGAAGCGGTAATAAGAAACGTCGAAGGTGTGAATGATGTTGTATTACTAAACGTGAGAGGACGTGAAGATACTGCACCATTTAGCGCAGGGATTGATTTAATTTTGAATCAAACAACCATTGCCAGGCTTTGGAACTCGGTTGCAGGATACGTAAGCGAAGAAACAACCACGCTAAAAACATTTAATGATTCATTGAATTTTATACCTGAATAATACTAATTTTGAAATAAAAACGATATGGATGTAAAAGAATTAAGGATTGGAAATTTAATAATAGATTCAATAAATAACCGTACCGGATCAGTAATGAGATTGAATTGCGGTATTGATTATCCCATTACATATAATTACAATAAGGCATTTGAATGTACCCCGAAAAACGGCGAAGGAATTGACGGTATTGCAATAAATGAAAAAATATTGATAGACGCAGGGTTTAATTATGACGATGACGAACACGAATTTATGTCATTGGAAATATACGCAGGGCTTAAAATTCATTCTGACATATCGGATCAATTTTCAATTTGCACGCTTGTATTAAATCGTAAAATGACAATTGGAATAAAGTATGTCCACCACCTCCAAAATATTTGGAGGGATTTAAAAGGCGAAGAACTCAAAATAAAACAGAAATGAGCAAATACGACTTCAATATTGCACCGGCGGTTATAGAAATACTTCCTCCTGATAAACGGAAGCCGCGCACTTTGCAGTTGATCGATGCTTTGTTGTCGCCGCTTCAGTGGGCACGAAATTTGCTATTCGGATCGTATTACAATGGATTAATTGCATCAGATTACGAGGTCAGAACTTATCATTATTTAGAACAGGCAACTTATCAAAAACGGGTTTACGTTAGTTTGATTGAAAGCAACATTAGCCCACCCTTGCCAATGACCACCCCAGTAACATGGTTATTGATTCAGGATAACTTTATCGGCGTAAAAGAACGGATTCTTTACAGTGGTTCAAAATTGGTTTTGGAGTATGCTTTAAATAAACAGTTTGATTCAGTATTCAGACAACCGGACGTATTGAGCGATATTTACATCACGAATGATACTCCGGTAATAGATGGGTTTTTAGTCGGAATCACAGAACCGTACTGCAGTAGTGTAGGGCAAACAACATCATCGGATGCAATCGGGGGTAGTCTTCCATCGGTCTACCTTAATAACTTCATTATTCATATTCCTGCCACTGTTTTAGATTTGACGGTATCGGGGAATATCGAAGCGGTTCATAATTTCGTAGACAAATACATTCCGGCATCAATAAGATACGAAATAATTAATTACATTTAACGCATAATAAAAAAGCCATTATAAAATGAAAATATTAGACGTTTCAGCTGTTACGGATGCAGCACAAATAAAGATTAAAAAAGGAACATTACAATTCTTACAGGATGCACCAAAAGAAATTGTTTCCTCGGTTCTTGTTGGACTGATTGGCCCGCTTTATAATCCTTTAGCGGTCTATATTATTCACGGCTGCATAAATACCGGGGATTTAGTAAACTATATTATCTCAAGTGGTGCAGCATTTTATCAGGGCGAAGTATTCCCGATTGACGCCGCAACATTTAGTGTGACGGGTTTAGACGTGGCTGTTTTCTCAATTGCAATAATTCAATACACAACAGACGCCGATCCTATGACATTTACGGATTCGACTACTCACAACGTTCACAACATACGAAAACTATCATTGGCCGCAGGAGCAACAGGATCTGGAACTGCAGATTATTCGCAAGCGTTTTTTTTAAATTTTACCATTCCTGAAAAAGTAGTTCTTACTGGCGCTGGGGTAACGGGGACTTATCCAAACTTTGTTATTCCAGGATTAAGCAACGCTTACCCTATTTTGTATGGTGGCAGTTTCCCTGTGGGGAATTTATCAACAACTACACAAAGTTTCAGCGTTACGTTTCCAACAGTTGGAACATCTGATTATTTTGTTGGAGGCTCAATTATAAGCGCGGCGACAGATCCCGGATTTGATACTATTCCGTGGTCAGTAAAAGACCGCACACCAACCGGCTTTACACTAACAATGCGAGAGGCTGGAGCTTGGACGCAAAGCATTATTTTTGATTATTGGCTAATACAAAAAGTAGTATAATGAAAGAACCGAAACCGATTGACATTTACAATTATGAGAGTGTAGGCAACCTTGCAGTAGATATGTGCGTAGCATGTATTCAACACGAAATGAAGTTCAATAAACCAATCAAGGCTGTCATCCTAAATAAGGCTAAATATGAAGTCTTTCAAAGATGGGTAGCGAAAGAGTGGGGCGAAGAACATCTTTATAAGCAATTCTTTATCGAAGGCGTTGAAATTCGCAAAGAAACGATTATATTTGGCAGCGAATTAATGATCGAATATTACAAACAATCCGAATTAGTATGATTCCGAAAGAACGTAGATTTGTAGGTTATTTGCAGCCGTTACAGGCTCGATTAGTTAAGAATATGTCCGAACAATCAGGACAATCTGCCAGCTCTATTATAGCCGAAGCCGTAAAAGACAAGTTCAATAATATGCCTGTTTCAGAACGTGAGCGCATTCTTGGACTTAAAAAATAGTTTTCTTTCCGTTCGTTTTTTAGTTTAAGCCTTGCAGAAATGTGAGGCTTTTACATGTTTAAAAACATGTTTTGTCAGATACTCAATTATTGATATTATATTTGAGGCATAATTTAATACTTAAAGTTATGACAAATCTATTTTGGACCAACGGAGAATTTTTATCACCTGCTTTATTGATCGTTTGCGTTGTCGCTTTTTTTGTAGTTGCTGCAATAGTTGTATATTTAACTGATAAGAAAACGAATAAATGTAAATAACTGAAAAGATGAAAGAAACGCAAGATATTTTGTTAAAAATGGGATTTAGTAATCCAAATTCAAATGTATGGAAAGCTGATTGGTTCGGTGTTTTTTTATTAACCAAAGATGCCACACCACGACAATTGGCAATATTCATATATAATAGAGAACACCCAAAATAATTAACACGGGCGTAATATCAGACACAAATTTAAAGATTAAAACCCTTCCGATATTGGAGGGGTTTTTTGCGTTTATTAAAATAGTGTTACACTATTCACACATGCAATTTAATAAATTTACTTTTATTGCATGAACTATTGTATTGATCCAACAGTTAGCGAGCCTATCATGCTTTTAAATAAGCACATCGGATTTGACGAAGAGGATGGAATGGGTATTGATGGAAGTATATTCCAACAGGAATTGCTTCAATTAGATACGCTTGGCAAAAAACGCATTCAAGTTTGGATTAATTCACCCGGTGGAGTAGTGACTGATGGTTACAATATTTACTCTGCAATTCTCAAATCAAATACTCCAGTTGATACTTATTGCATCGGGGCCGCCGCTTCGATTGCGGGGGTAATATTTCAGGCAGGCAGAAAGCGCATAATGTCTGATTATGGGTGGTTAATGTATCACAATCCTTTCGGTGGAACAGATGGTATTCTAAAGACAATGCAGGCAAGTATCATCAAAATGATCGAGCAGCGTTGCGGAATGTCTGAAGATGAAGTTTCCCGAATGATGGCCCGCACAACCTTCATTGCGGCAGGGGAGGCACTCAATATGAATCTTTGCGACAAAGTAGATGCAAGCGTTGATGAGAATACGAAGTACCTGAGAAAGATTACCGATACAATGACTTTTCACAAAGAATGTAATTTAGTTTTAAATTCGATTTTAAATAATAACCCAAAAATTAGTAATACAATGATTAAAGTATGTATGAAGCTGGGGCTTAATGATGGCACTCCAGAAGAAAGTATCGTTCAAGCCATTGACAGCATTATGAATAAAGTAACTTTAGCAGAACAGGCTAAGGATGCCGCTATTCAGGAGGCTCAAAACAAAGCTAAAACAGCAGACGAGGAATTTGAAAAACTGAAAAACAAATTCAAAAAGCTGGAAGAGGAAAAGAAAGCCAAAGATGAGGCGTATGATGCTTGCAAGGCTTCGCTCGATGCAATGACCGAAGATAAGCTGAAAGCCGAAAATGCAATGAAAGAAGAGGAAGCTAAAAACATGGTAACCAACTTTGCAAAACTTGGCCGTATCAAAAACGAAGCTACTGTTATTCTTAAATGGACCAACATGGCAAAGGTTGACTTTGAAGGAACAAAATTAATGATTGAAGACCTTCCATTGAATAAGGTAGCAACAAAGGCGGTCGATGCCGAGGCTCAAAAATTAGGCGCCGGTGAAATACCAACGTCATCTATCGGATTGGCTGTAAAAAACAGACTGAAACGCGAAGGCAAAATTTAATCTTAAATTCTAATAATAAAACAAAATGGCATTAAACATTACAGATACAGCATACGCC